ATAGGCTGACCAGAGTTTGGCAATTCGAAGGTGATTGAGAGCTGCCAAGCCGTAATCTTTGCCTCGGTCTGCGATGAGGTCTTTTGCTTCGTCAAGGATGTCATTAGCGCGCATTAACACTCACGCGTTGACTGTTCTTGCCAACTACCAAGCCTTCGCGCTTGCCTTCCTCGAAGCCTTTGCCCCAACCAACAATAAACCATAAAACATTAGCAGCTAGTAATAACAAGATTACTGGTACTTGTAGATCCATTTGATTACTCCCGATTCCGTAGCCTGGGTTGGCTACTGGATTACGGTCTCACATCTGGCAGACAATTACACGTTTATTTAGATAACGAAACGGTAACGATTTAACCCCAGCGTTTGCCTTGATAAATGAATGATCCATCTTTAGGATCGATTGGGATAAGTTCAGGCGTGAAGCGCTTACCATGCAAAGTACCCACAACAAAGCCCATCTGCCAGTTTGCATAACCCTTTGTGTAACCCATACCAGGGCTTGAAAGGTCTACTAGATTGCCAACCTCAACACCCCACACAATACGCCCATATTTGCCTCCAGAGGCTTCTGAATGCGCAGATAAACCCAAACGATGCGTATGCCCCGACACGATTGATTTGCCCATGCGCATTGCACCATTTAAAGCCGTTTGACCGGGTTTGTTTGATAATGGGAAAGCATCACCATGGCAAGTATGCCAACCTGGAGCAAAGTCAAAGCCGTTTGGATGGTACTTAATGCCAGCCTTGTCATAACCCATAAACTTGTCATAACGCAGCTCTGGCAAGTTCATAAATGCCGGCAGTCTGCGAGACAAAGACTTGTAAACGCGCGCTCCATGATTGGAGCCAACAACGTCAGTAACGCCAAGATATTCGAGAATCTCTAAAGTTAGTCTGCGATCCTCATCGATGTTGCCTTCAACCTCTTGCCATGGTTGAGCAAAGCCTCCAAGTTGCGGGAGGTCAATCTCGTCACCGATACAGATGGTTTGATGAGGCTTGTAAGCCCTTAAAAATTTGCCTAGATTCTTGACTGCTGCTTCATGAAAGAACGGTGCTTGAATATCTGAGACCCAAGCAATTCGTTTTACTGTCATTAGTCCTCGTCGTCGTCCTCGTAATCCCCAAACTTCTCGGGATCGATTGGGTCTGGCAGAATCCATCCTGGATACGATTGAACGTCGGTTATCATAAACAACGCTAAACCCTCGTCAAAACCAGCCTTGCGCAAGGATTTGTAATACTCATGCAAACCGATGCAATAAGCATCAAGTTTTGAGTAGCCTTGTTCCTCTAGCGCTTTAGTTGGTTTTCTTGCCATGTGGATAAGTGTCCCTTACTTCTTTAGAAGTTCCATCATCTGTTCTTGGCGTGTCTCTATTCTTGCCAATCGGTCTGCGAGAGATGATCCACCATTCGGCGTAAGAGTCCACAACCAACCGCGAACCAAATAACGCAAACCGCCAACAACAATAGTAAGCGTCGATGCAATGGCGAGAATGAGTCCCGCCCAATCATTTGCCGTCACCGTAGGCCATAGCCTTCATCCTTAGGATTCAACCAACGCAATACCGGTGGAATCGTTGCCAACGCACCAGCGTAAGCAATGTTCTTTGGGTTAGTTTCGCCCGCAGCTATGAGTGCAAGAGCAGCCGTTAGAAAGGCTCTGCCCCAAGTTGCCAGCATCTTCTTTAGATCTTGTGTCATCTGTTCCTCCTAGTAACGGGATGTTAAAAAACTTCGAATCCGTATCGCCAGCCTTTGTAAAACTGACGTGGATGTGCTTTGTGTGCGGATTGACTCCCGTGTACTTGCGCCAGCGCCAGAGGCTTCGAGCGCTTGCAATCTTGTGATTAAAGATGACATAAGCAATGCGTTTATCTGACTTGGCTGCAATTCGTATCTGGTCGGCAATGTAAGCAGCTGTAGAGGCTTGTTCATTGAAATCAGCATCGAGATCGATAGCGCGGACGTACCCTGAATCAGGGTCAGGGTTATGATCGCTCTTTCGGGTTGAATGCTTTGCATCTCCGATCGTGCCGTCCGAGTCACGCTTTCGATCTGGATAAGCATCGTCTGCCTGTTCTCTTAGTTGGACAACTGACTTTGATAAACGTGGTTTCATTAAAGACCTAAAGCAGCCTTTAAATCGTTTAACGAAAGACCAACACTTGCTAATTTGTCCTCGATTGATGGGGCAGTATCAACCCCAACATGATTAGAAACAATTTCAGCAGCTGCAGATTCTTTGTTTTTAGCAACATCAAAAGAAATCTCGCCCTTAGCATTATCGATAATCTCATCAACTACAATTCCTGCTGTAGCCAATTCAGACTTTAATTGTGCGCCGTTTAATGATTCTGGTTTTGTGAAGTTCATATTATGCTCCTAAGAAAGTGACTGAGAAACGGTTATCGCTTTGTCCGCCACCTGTGTTAAGGCTTCCGCCTGATGCTTGCAAAACAAAACATTCTAGATAATCACCAGCAGCTAATGACAAAACACCGCTTGTCGTCGCATAGAAACCAAATGCCGGATTTGGTGCATATTGAATACCGGTTAAAACGATTGAACCATTTTTTCTTATTCTTACTTGACGATTGCCTGTTGTATTGGCTGCAAAAAAGATTTGTGCTTCAACTAAGTATTTGCCATCTTTGCCTGTCGGGATAGTAATTCTTGAAGTATTTGTTGATGTGCTGTGAAAACCATCTGTATCCCATTCCTCAGAATCGTATAAGACAGCAGTAGCGGTGTCATTTGAAATAGATTGAGTTGCTGATGCCCATAATGAACAACCAACAAGACTTGAACCAGCTGCCGCCCAAGTTGGAACACCACCTGCAACCGTTAAAACTTGACCTGTTGATCCAATACCAAGACGCGTGTTTGTGTTTGCGGTTGCTGAGCGATATTCAATATCACCAAGAGTCGTCGATGGATTTAATGCCTTTGTAGTTGTATCTACAGATGATCCAAGGGTGCGAATAGCAGCTGCGCCGTCTTTTACAAGGGCTGTATCATCCGGGGTTGTCCACCCATAATTTGTGGTTGTTGCCATTTACGCTACTGCTCCTATCGCATTGTTCCATGTAAGTATAGCCGATAAAGTATTCCAGGCTTCAGAGGCTGAAACCTGATCCCAGCGGATTGCCACTTGAGAAAATTCAATAGGGGTCGCGTTGATCGTCAGATCGACCCGGTTATATCCAGCCCTAAAAGTAAAGCCTTCTACATAGCCTTCAAATTCGCCATCATTAATATTTGATGGCAAATTGACAATCTTGATTGGTTGACCCATAAATATGCCAATTAGGGCATTGCGATCAGAATCATCGATTTCATTGTTACCTAGTGGAAAAGTAATGGAATCAAACTTAGCTCTAGGATAAGCCTTGAGTGCTAGGCGACGATCAGCAACGGATTGAGCATCTGCTGCGCCGTGGATTACGGTATTAATAGATTCTGCATATCTGCCAAAAGTGGTAATTGAATCGTTATCAATAGCAGTTTTTTGCGATCCGTAACCATCCCCATAATTTAAAGTAATATCATTTCTTAAATCACCAGATTGAGTGATGGATCGCAATCCAGCAGCGTAAGCGCTATTTGCATCTAATTCCGTATAACCATTCGCAGCCAAATAATCTTGACGATGAGTTGAGTCGGCATAACAAATTCGACCAGATCCATCCTCATAAAGTTGACCTAACGCGGATTGAGCAATAAGAGCTGCAAGAGTATAGCGATCCACAACGGCAGCCGATGAAGGACGAGATTGGCAAGTGTAATCACCTGGTCGATCGATCTCACCAAGTCCTACGTTTTCAGCATTTGCCCAAGTTGTGGCAGGGTTGTAATCCTCCCATTCCAAAGCGGGAGCAACTTCGTTCCAAGAATTGACCAAGAGATCAGCGAGCAAAGCATAAATCTGATCGCCGTCCTCATCCTGGGATAATGTGTCAGTCCAGGTTGATTTTGATAGGCGTGACAAAGCACCAACTGCGGTTATGTTTGCAGCTGTTGTAAATCCTGTTCGACCGGCTTGAATAACCTCAACGCTAAAGTCGGTAATAAACCCGCCAAAGATTGGCACATAAGTACCGGCAGAGTTTTGCAGTTCGATTGTTAAAGAATCTGTAACCTTGAAATTAAATGCTGAGTTATCAAGATTAACCAACTGGATATTACAATAGCCGGCTTGCGCCTGTTGTTCGATGGTTGTTCGACCGCTTGTAATCGTAAGGTTGGAAATGGTGCTACCAGCATAGTTTTCGCCTGTTCCATTAACCAAAACCTTCCAAACTGGAGACCAGTTGCTCATACGGCTACCAAACTTGTCGAGCCATTAGTTCCACGCATATTCGAGGATTGGATGATATCCACGATCTGACGCGCAACGCCTTCCTTGTCCAAGGCTCCGGTTACGTTAATGTTGTAAGTATCGCCGGATGTTGCAGCTTCTGCCATACGGAAAGATCCAACGTTAAATGAACCGATTGCAGTTGATGCAGCTGCTGCCGTTGTGGCAGCCTTGGCTACTGAACTGGTTGATGTTGTTGCGCCAGTTGAACCGCCACCAGTTGGAGCCGAGATAGTCGGAGCCGTATAGGTTGGAGTAGATACTTTTGGCGCTGAGACCGTTGGGGTTGTAAATGATGGCTTAGAGATGGTTGGAATGTTTGGCAATACTGGGATCTTGTTGTAAGCCTGAATCAAGGCATTGATTCCATCGATGGCACCAGATACCAAAGTGCGGATGACGTTAATGACACCGCCCACGATATCCACGACACCAGCTGCGATCTTGGCAACAAATGAGATTGCTCCGCCTAATGCAACGGTAAATACTGGCACGATGTAATCAACAATAAATGAGCCTAAAGCCTGAAAAGACTCCTTGTTACGGTCAATGGCTTGCTTGATTGGATCAAAGAGTTTTGCAAACTTATCAAAAGCCGGTACGACTTTATTGACAATTACATCAATAAGTCCCTGAATGATTGGGAGCAACTTATAACCGATTGTCTCAACGCCTTCATCAAAGGCAACCTTTAGCCGATCCATGCGACCTTGGAAAGTCTGAGCATTAGCAGCTGCTGCGCCACCAAATAAGTCTGAAAGACGAGATTGAACCTGAGTGAAAGACATCGCCTTTAATTCGGCAGATGATAAGCCAACGCCTAATTTGCCAAGAGCTGCTGTGTTACCGTCGTAAGCCTTACCCAAAGCATTGGCAACGCCTTCAAGTGGCTTGCCTGTTTGAGTTGAAATATCAAGAGCAAGAGCCAGTAATTCCTGAGCCTTGCTGGTTGAGTTAGTCGAAAGCGCTAGGCGAGCAAGAGCCGGACGAAGTTGGTCATCGGCTACACCAGTAGCGCGAGCCATCTTATCGATTGAATCCTCGGTAGCAGCAATTTGCGCCTTAGTAGCGCCTGTTGCCTTCTCTAAGGATTGAGCAAGTTTTAACTGAGATTGTTCATCAGCGATTGCAGCCTTAACGCCATCAACGCCGATCTTGATTGCATATGCCGCTGCTGCAGCTGCTGCTGCTGCAAACGCAGCACTTGCCATCTTGCCAAACTTTTCCATGCCGGTGGCAGACTTTTCAACATCGCCATTAGCAGCCTTTAACTTCTTATTGAGATCATCGACATCGGCAAGAATCGAGAGTTTGAGCGTTCTATTACCAGTTGCCATTAACCCCACTCCTTCAAAATCCTGCTAAATGCTTCCTCCCATTGACGGACAACTTCTTTTTGATTTTCGCGTAAAGTTGGAAAAATAAACCAACCGCGAGAACCACGACCGAGTTTGCCTGAAAACCTTGGAAACTGCTTAAACTTGTTTGAACCAAACTCCAAACCTTTCCAAAGGCTTAAAGTGGATCCACCACCGGAAAACTTTTGAGATGCAAAACCAAATGAAATCTCACCAATACGCGACGACTTGGCTACACGTGAACCATTTGCTACTCGATCATCTCCGCTATTGCTAGTAATACTTGCAGCTTGAATAATCTTTCCACGCATATATTGAGCCAACGCATTAGATTCTTTTTTAGCTGCATCGATAGCAGCTTCATCCATGCCTTTAAAAGATCGAGCAATAGCCCGCAAATCTGTTTTGTCATAAGCGATAACAACATCATCTGCCATCAGAGCGCTCCTTCAAAATATCTATTGCGGTTAATATGTCGTCTGCATCCTCCCAGTATTGCATCGGTATCCCCGTCTCTATTGCTAGATTGACGAGGATCCGCCTTATGCTTCCTGGTTGGTGGCTTTTGGGCTATCGTCTCCGACTGTTACATCAGCAACGGTTTCAGACCAAATGTCGTAAGACTTAACAGGCTTTCCAGCGTTCTCTCGCTTATAAGCGTTATAAGCCAGAAACATAAGATCCCAAATGCCAATCTTGTCATTAGCCTGAGAAATCGTGTTGCCAGTTGCCTTCTCCCACTTCGCCCACTCAGGTGGCTGAGCCGTATAAGTTGCTTCGTCGCCTGAGTTATATGTAATTGTGATTGGTAGTTTCATCTGTGCTCCCGTTGTTAGATTTTAACTAAATGTGTCTGCTGGTGTGCCAACGACTGTTAGCGCCCAAGTGTCAGTCTGAGCGCCTGGTGCTGCTCCGCCGATTGTTGGAAATACTGGCAATACGTTGCAAGTAAATACCGCGCCTGTAACAGCAGTTAGTGAAACTGCAAGAGTTGTATTTGGGTTTGCATCAGCTGCCGTCCACATTGCTTCGAATAGTGATGATGTTGCACCCCAGTCAGCAAGTAACTCTACGTTAAGAGTCCATTGATCGTCTGTGTGCTTGTAAGCCTTGCCATCGAGAGTCTGGTAGACGTCGATTGTTGGGCTGTTCACGAGAGTCACGCTAGTTGTCTGAGCATCGTAGTTTACTGTTGCGATGGTTAGAACGAGGTCGCGACCCGTAATGACTGTTGTTGGCATTATTGGTTCTCCTTATGCTGTCTGCGTATACCAGGTGGATACGCGTATGTCCGCGACTAGCAAGTTACTAGCGCCTACTTGTGTGACTGTTGGTCGGTCTACTACCTGGAGATCGTATCCAGCCGGTATAACCGCCACAACGCTTGTGATTAGTTGTTCTATGTTATCAAG